GGTTGGGTTGAGCATCCTTGCTCTAGAATCCGTCTACGGGCTTAAGCCGGTTAGACGGCCGGACCAACTGAACAGTTGGTCCGGTGCTGGGGTAGCGGGTACTCGCCACCGAGTCCACTTGAACCTATGAATAGGTTCTCGTGGAATCTCCGAAGACACCACCAGATCATGCTCCTTCAACTTACGGATATGCCATAAGGCATAACTTTTAGTATTGGGAACATGGGTGGTTCTACTCACCGGGACATATGCTCTAAAGAAAAGAGAATGCCATTGATACCTCAATGAGGGATCTTTACGCATTAACTTAGCTTTATGAGCGTATGAAGCCTCTATGTGAATACCACTAGTGGTACTCTCATTGAAAGGCACGAGAGGTAGTCGATACCTGCGGACTAAGTCCGCCAGGTATTCAACTAGTTTCCCGTCCGGAAGAGCTATTCCTACCAAACCATTAATGGTGTGGCAGGCGTCGCTCTTTGTGGTGACCTTGGGACTCTTCATAAAGAAGGGTCTGACATCATGTCCAAGATAGTAGTCTCCTCCGCAGGACTCTCTAAAGGGTCCGGCTGAGAATGACTTTTCTAAATTGGTCGTGAAGCCAAGGACACCGAGTAGCTTTGTTAACATCGCATACGATTCAGTGTCAACGATGATATCATCACCGTATACACTGACGGTCTTAGATCCGGTAGCTTTCGCTGCCGCATAGAAGACCAAGGTCTCTATTGGGAACGTTAAACCGTTACCCATGGAAGAGAACTTTTCGTATCGGACCGTAGAGCCGGTATGGTCTAAACGACCATAAGGGGTACGGAGCCTAAGCAGAAACTCTGACCATTCCCTTGGGAATAGAAAGGGTACTGCTTCTAATGGTAACGTATCAGACGCAGAAGATAAATCGACAGTCGCGAGACTACCGTTTATCGAACCTAATTTAGCAAGTTCTTTGTTACGGTCTTGATCTGATAGATCTTGACCGAAACGCCGAAGTCGCTTCTTCAGGTAGTGCTCAACTGAGAGCTGAAAGGGTAGAACACCCTTAGGCTCAGCAGCTATAGCACGATGCGTCTTATAGTTCTTCGGTACAAACGCAACTCGGTTGCATTTGACAATCCTGGGGCGCAGGTAGGATCCGGATGGATCTACCAACGCACGCAGGATCGGAAGTGCAGCGCTAGTGATCTCGACGTTGCGAGATACCTTATGAAAAGGTAAACTCTTGCGACGAGGACTAGTTGATGTAGCACCGGACGTAAGACGAACCGAATCAGGAATCTGATTGATACAGTCTTCCACATTCCCAAGTACATTGGAGATGGTTCGTCTCATTGAGACAAAATATCTCTTAAGCTCTAAGAGCTCAGGACTACACCCGGTAGGATGAGGTCCCGTACAAGGGAAGGAGCCATAC